CTTGTGTTAGCATTATCTCCTAGCTTTTCTTGTTCTGCCGCTAAATCATTCTTAGGCATTGCCGCATCAATAGCTTTAGCGTACATCTCTATGCCTTCTTTAAACTGATCTTGGCCAAACCCATTATTAAAAGCGTGTTCAGACCACCAGTTAAGAAGTTCATTATCTGTTGCAGACTCTGAATCTACAATATCAGGAAGCTCATAACCACCTTTAGTTTCTGGGCGGTTAATAAACCTTTCTGCATCATGCTCTTTTATAATATCTTCACGCTTAGCACCAAGCTTAGATTCTAATTCGCTATATGATTTAGCTAACTCAGCAGGATCATTAAATTTTTCTGGAAGCCACTCAGGTCTTTCTGGTGCAACTTCTTCTGGTGTTTCTTGTATAAGTGTTTCTGCTTCTTCAGCCATTTGATTTTATCCTGTGTGCATGATTAATTCTAGTTTCTAAAAGGCCGATAACAAATCGTTGCCCTTCTATATGGCGTAACTCTTCAGTACTCACATTAGGACCGTGAACTAAATCAATAGTTATAGCTCTTAAATATCTAAGAACTTCTTTGCCAGTATCAGAACTAAATAACTGCGCCACGTTTTGGCTTATTTGCTCGTCTGCTTCTTTTGGTCTTTGGTAGCCGTCTACCCCAACATTAATTTGCTTAGTTTGTTTTTTATTGCTCAACTACTTGCTCCTGTTGTTGCGGCTCCCCTTGCATCATTTGTTGCTGTTGAGCCATTTGTTGTGCCATCGCAACTAACTGCTTACGCTCTTCTTCGTCGCGAATCAAGGTATCAGGTACACCAAATTTTTTAGCAAGGAAAGCGGCAGTTTCTTCAGAGTTAACAAGAAGCTGCATCATCTCTGGTCCAAACCTACCTTGGATAAGCTCTAAGAACCTAGCAACAGAGGTAATATCTTGGTTAGCTTGCGCTTGTGCTAGTGGAGACACAGACTTAATCTTTACCTCTCTACCATTAACAGTAGGTAAATCTATTCTGCCTTGTTTCTTTAGTATGTAAATAACTCTTTGCAATACTGGTTGCACCAACTCTGCTTGCAATCTACCGAATGCAGAGCCAATTCTTCTTGATAAATCAGCCATACGCTCTGCAACCTCAGTAGCAGATGCAGGAGTTCTATCTGGATTACCCAACATATCGTTATACAATGCACGTTTAATATTCAATCTCATGTCACCAAGAACAAGTTGCGCTACATCAAAACCACCTGCTGCTTGTATTGGCTGTAGTCCTGCTGATCCAATAGCTTTTGGTATGATAGATCCTGGAACAAGCTGTATTGTATCTGGGTTAACAACACCATCATCATCCATTTGATATATACCAGAGATAGACATCTGTGCATTCTCAAGTATTAACTCTATTGTTAGGTTAGTTGTTTTAATCGCAGAGAGTGCATTCATTAATGGCCCACGCCCGTACACTTCACCTGCACATTTAGACCAACGGAAACAAATAAATGGATTAGAGCCTACACCTGACATTTGTTTGAAATAAATAACAGATTGTGTAGTCATACAAAAAGCATAGCTAAGATACGCTTCTTCATTCATTTTAGAATAATCACGACATATTAATTCAAGAACTGTTGTTGTGTTATTAGTTCCATTTTGCATCATGTTTTGTATTTTATCATTTAATATAGCATCAGGATATAATATCTGTAGCTGATCAAATCTAATATTTTTTCTTTCTCTAAACACATGATCAATACGATCATCAGGCCCAGTATCAAGTATTACATGAGGAAGCGGTATTGCAGAAAACCTAATAGGGTTTAGCGCATCACCTTCTTCCGCAGCCAAGACGCCAGTCCCGACAGCCAAGTCCATAAAAGACTCATGCACTTCTTGGGAAAAGTTAGAATTTTGGAGAATCTCAAAAACATATTCAGTTACCTCATCTAGTTCATTGTTAACAAAATCTCGTTCTGCTTTTGGAACTTCAGAACCAGAAGTTAAATCAGCCCACCTAGCAAAGTTAGGAACAAGACCTGATTGTAATCTTGATGCAAACTCTTGTACGCCTACAACAGCAGTCTCATCAAATATCTTATCATCTCTGCGTTGACCTATTGTCTCATTATAAAAAGATTCTCGTTGAGGTAACGCATATTCGTAACACTCTTCAAACAGTGGTACAAAATTTTCTCTTTTAGCCTTGGCTCTTTCATATTGCTCAAGGTATTTTTTTGCTACTGGATCTTCTATCATGTTTTATCCTATGCATTAAACTTGCTATAATATCCCATACCGCTACCAGTTAATAATGAGCGTCTACCTTTTGAGCCTTTTCTTTTTACACCAAGTTCACCTTGCCTTTTAATCATTGATGATAATGGTGCTGATAATGAACTCATTTGCTCTTCTAATGCTTCGCTTTTGGATTCTGCAATTTTTTGTGCTTCAGTTTTTTTAGCTTCTTCTATACTGGCTTCTTGTTCTGCTTGTTGTTCTTCTACAGTTTTAGCATCCATATCCCCACCAGAATCTTCAAATCTTTTTACAGCAGCATCATACTCAGCTTTTGTTGGCTGCTGACCTTTTTCGCTTTTCTTTAAACGATACTCTTCAAAAGTTCCTGGATTTCTAGGCTTACCACCGCCCATACCTAAACACATAATATACCTCTTTGTTGTTTATGCCCGATAAGCATAGAATAAATAATAATTCAACGCACAATTACATACGCGACCATAATCCCTGTCTACGTCTTGGAGACTTTTGTTTAGCAAAAACATCAAAGTTAGTCCTAGCTATTGTAGGTTTTGCAGCTACTTGATTATTCATCAATGCTCTACCTTCTCCTGCGCCAAGAAGCATATACTGCAATGCATCGTGTATGTGTGAGTACATATTTTTATCTGGTTTATCAGCGTATCTTTCTCCAGATACTTCCATTCTTCGGTACTGATACCCACCTTCAAAGCCCTTAATTAACTGCGCGCAACGTCTATCTACCAAAAACGCAGGTTTGCCTTCAGACATTTTGTTGAGCTGCGAATTGACCGACTCAAGTCTAAGGTCAACGGAATTAGACGGAGCGGGATATGCTCTAAGACCAGCACCTCTAAGGACATGGAAAGGGGTGGACTCGTCGGTTTGCGCGCGGAAATCACCAGCAGGATCGCCATATATAAGAACTTCAGAAACCCCAGAAAACCGAGTGGCAATCTCTTCACGAAGAACTTCAGCAAATCTAACAATACCCATATCAAACGCAACAATTTCTGACTGTACAAACCATCTACCTCTTACTTTTTGACCAAGAACTGCCGCAGGTGTTAGCCCAAAGTCAAGCCCAATATAGAGCGGATTACCTGCTGCGACTGGTATTTCTTCTTTAGCAACGTGTGTTTCTGTTACAAACATAGGATATATAGGCTTTCCATCTTTAATTGTTCCTAGTCTATTCATAACATAGACATCAATCCAACTCTTTGTCTTACCTTGTATAAGGTTAGGATAGTAGGAGTCCATCATATTGTTACAATTTTCTGCTTTTTTATTTATTTCGTAACGATCTATCTCACCTTCTTTAGTAAGCTTTTCAGTCATTCCAGAAGGTTGTGTAAAGAATAACCAGTTATCAGGCTTAACAAGCATCTTTGCTTGCTCTCTTGGTATGTGATCTGGTATCGGAACTTCGCCTGACATAATAGGCCACCAATGATCTTCCTCTGGAGCGTTGGTATCTGCAATAACACCAGTCCAACTTGGGCCTCCTTCACGCATAGAAGGAAACCGCCCTACGCGCATGGTACATGCATCAATAATACTCTTAGGTATTTCTCTAGCTTCGTTGATCCAGATGCCAGTGAGTTCGAGGGATAGCAATTTTTTGACATCTTCAGGGCGGTCAAGGGCTAAGAATAGAACTTCTAACTCTATATCGCCCTTTTTAATATTGTGAGTGTATGGAACAGACCAAGTAAACTTACCCCAATCGTTTTCTGGAAACCAATCAAGCCAAGTTTTTATTGTTGTTGTTTTAAGCTGTGGGTTGGTATTACGAATAATAGCCCATCGGCTGCGCCGAATACCTTGGTCATTCTTCTTTTGCATTAAAGCTCTGCGAAACACTTCAACACAACACCCAACAGATTTACCAGATCCTACTGGCCCACGTATACCACGAAAGAAAGTATCGTCTTTCATAAATTGTTTTAGGGTTTCTCCATCAGGCTTGTATTTAAAGTCAATCACTTGTTTACAATTCCAGAATCTACACCTACACGCATTATTTTCTCTACAGTGGAAGGTGCTAGAGAATCAATAAGTTTATCTGCCTCATAGTTTGTGCAGAAATCTTTTGGGTAGTGTTTAAAGTTTACAGTCTTAACAACTGTTCTTAAAACTTCTAGCTCTTGTGGGGATAATGTAGATATAAAGCTCATTGTTTACTCATTAGTGGACAGTATGGACAGGGGTATATACTTAGTTGACAGAGTTGATAGGGTTGACCCCCTATTTCTTTTTCTTTTTAGGAAACCCAGCCTTCATATTTTTGTATGCCTTGTCTGTAATAGTACTCTTAGACTTTGGTCTACTAATACCCTTCTTCTTCCTAGCATTTATGTTTGCATATAAACCTTTAGCCATTACTTTTTCTTCTTTGCTGGTTTCTTTTTAGGTGGCATTGCTGCTTTTTTAGCGGCTGCTATACCTTTAGGTGTGTATGAAAACTTCTTTCCTTTTACATTAGGCATTCTTTTTATTCCTTTTGCTAATCATACTAGCCTTTTTCTTTGCATCCGCTTTAGAAGACGCACCCCACGCTTTAAGGCTAAGAAGTAAACGTGTTGGCTTTCCTTTGGAATCTCTTTCTGGCCCTCTCATATTACCCATTCTTGCTAAGAAAGAAGCGCGTCTAGGATTGTCACCGCTCTTAACTGGCGGTTTAAGTGTACCCTTTTTATAACTTGCTCGACCCTTTGCATTAAGGCCACCTTTAGGGTTTTTACCTTCTTTTCTAGTCCACGCTTCTGTCTTCATTTTGCAAATCCTGCACCAAAATACAACCCAACAATAGCACTAACTATGTGTGTGTCTAGTGGGGTAATAACAAATCCTGCTGCTTCTTTCCAAATAACCTTTTCACTATCAGAACCTACTAAGAAAGAAAATATATTGCCTTGTATCTCTGAATAACCAACCACAACACCTACATCTGGGTAAAATATGGCTGCTACTTTAGGTAATACAATAATAGAAAACACTGCACCAAGAGCAATGAGCCTACGTGTCCAGGCAAAATGCGTATCTTTTCTACCATATTCTCTAGCATCTTTGGCAGCAGTAGCGCGGAACTCGCCACGCTGTAACAACATCTTATTGTTTTCCATTCTTGCCTTTAAAGCCTGACCCCACAAAGACATAACACCGCCTAAGACTGTAGAGCCTAGCATAGTAATTAATTCTAATGGAAATCCCATTATTTATACTCCCTAGCTTTTGGCTTTAAAGAACCACCTAAGTTTTTAATAGCTGTAGCCGCTGCTTCCATTCTTGCAGCAGTACCAAGACCTTCTTTTTTAGCTCTTTTATACTCATCATTATCTAAAAATTCTGCGGCAGCTTTAATATAATTACCGCTATTTATAAATTTTACTGTGTCATGATCTGATTTAAATGACCCTCTAAAAACTTCTGCAAATATATTAACTCTGTCATCCATTGGAAAAGAATCAAAATTAGGAAATAGCATTCTTGCTTTGTTTAATTCTCTAGGAATATTTATTTCTCTAAGTCTTCTCTCTGATTCTTTTACTGTACTTAAATCGCCCTCTTTATAAATAGGACTATTGTCGCCATACCCAGAAGTTATAGTACCATTAGGCTCTTTGTAAGCTTCAACCATATTAGGAAATTCCTTAGAAAATCTTAAACCTTCTAATCTCATTATTGTAAGTGCAGCTTTATCTTCAAAGCTATCAGGTCTTCTTACAGGAATAATAGAGCGGATCATTTCGTTTATTGTATTGGCTGGAGTCCTTTCCATTGAATACCTCTCAGAATAAAAATATAATTGCTTCTAACACAGACCGAGCCTTTTTCAAGAAAAATGTTTGTTGTAGATCACTATGGCAACCAGTGCCGCCGTTTTTGACCCCCCCTCTACATAGCAAGCATCTACCAGTAACTAAGAACTTGCCACACTTACCGCTCCCTCGCTCGATACTTGCGTCTCGCTCCTCCGCTACCCCAGATCTATGTTAACCCGAATGTCTCCAGCAACTTGTACCTGGGCTCTATCAATAGGTTTATACCCTGCTCGGTCTAGTATATCCTTGCTCGCTTCAAGCTGAACATACTCACTCTTTGCACCTGTTGCTAGCTTTGCAACCTGTTGTACAGCTTTTGTAGCATTGATTCCAATCGTTTCCTGTATCTGCCTCATCATATATTCCTGCACATGAGGAAGCTTTAGAGCCTTGCTAGCAGTCACTCTACCACTCTCACCCTTGGCATATCCTGCAAGTTCAGACGCTTTTGTTATACTGCAACCAGTTGCTACGATGGTGTCGACGAGTGCCGTTTGTTTGTCTGTTAATTTTCTATTCATTCTCTGCCTCTTCGAGGTTAGTAGCTTCGAAGTAGCGACATATAATTATTAAATATGTTTTGCTATTTCGAGTAGCCCCCCCTATGATCCCCCCCATTCATAGGGCATAGAAAAAGAGCTTGTCAACACCCTTTCTGTAAGTTCGGATAAATAGAATGTTAGTTGTTGATTCTATGAAACTGTTGATAATGCTTGTTACCACCTTTAATATATGCATAATGGGTGTTGTAACATGGAGGTTATCAAATGAAACTAATTGCAAAAGTTACACTATCAAACAGGTGGAAAGAAATAGCTTATGAAGCAACAGACGGTGATATCTACTTAGATCCTGACACTGAATATCAAGCTAAAGTATTTAATACTGGAGAAGGTCAGCTTATAGAAATATTAGACACACCGTATAGTGTAACACTTCCAAACAAACTTGGAGTTAGTAACAAAATGAGGAGGACATTATGAGACTAACAAGACAACACTTCGAATTTATAGCGGATGAGTTCGCCCCTTTACTGGGGTGGGCTACCGATGTGGAAACTATGGCTAATTCATTAGCAAAAACAAACCCTAACTTTGACGCTGAGAAGTTTAAGAAAAGAGCATTGAAGAATTGGGAAGCAAAAGCAGAAAGGGACGGATTCTATGAGTGAAGCAAGCAAACTAATGTTAGAAGGATTGGAGCAACTAAACCAAGTGTTAACAGGTAAGGAGGTAGTAGAGTACAAACCTACTACCACCAAAGATAAAACTTTTAATGTTTTCTTTAGCAAAGATAATATAACTTATGACGCTATGTTTAGATTGGATGATGATGGTCAAATGAACTACCATTATAGAGAAGTGGAGGAAGATCCAGAGTTAACAATGATTTCATTCGGTGCTAATGCTATTGATGAAACTAAAAGTCCTTGCAAAGTTTCTGAAGTTATCGAACACAATCTTAATTTATTTAATGAAAATGCAATGCTTCTTATTGTTGCTCGCTTAGAAGAGATGGCAATAGAAGACTATTGGGAATGGCGTCAAGAATTAGGCACAGATTTTGATGAATGCAGTATGAGGGTATAATGACAGATTCACAAACAAAAAAGATAAAGAAACATCTTGAAGATGGTAAAACAATTACGGCAATCGAAGCGCTCAATGATTACAATTGCTTTAGATTGTCAGCAAGAATCCATGACCTAAAGCAACAAGGAATGAATATACAAAAAGAGAATGTTCGCAAAGGTTGGGATAATAAACTAGTGGCAGAATACAGGCTATAAACAAAAGCCCTGCTCAGCATGGAGGAACTGGGCAGGGCAAAGCGTGGTGAACAGGGAGAAACACACGCTGATTTCAAAATACATAACCAAACAAATAACGCAAGAGATTTCTATGGAACAAGATGAATTAAAAGCTCACCGCAAATGGATACAAATACAAATAGCAGTCATGAGACAAAAGTTTTTTATGAACCATATGCAACCCCAAGTGTATGAAGCGTTTATGTTATCCTGGGCTGATGCATTGCAAGACTATAGCCAAGAAGAAATAAGCAAAGCGATTGCACAATACATTTCTCAAAGCCCAAAGATTGCACCCAATGAGGGACACATAAGGCAGATCATTATGAGAAACAGGCCAAGAGTTAAGCCAGTACCCAAGGAACCAGAGCCAAAGAAAGATTTACCAACCATTGAGGAACGCAAAAAGATAGCCGCATCTCTAGGCTTAAAGGTAGTTCCATAACCCCCCATGTTTTGGAACTAAATATACGTCAATAAAGATGATTAATTAACGTATGACCACCCTTGCAATTACTAATGTCATGTAATACTAATATATAATATGGAGGATATTATGAATAGAAAAGGTTTTATCGGTGGCTCTGATGCAGTTAAGATTATGCGTGGAGAGTGGCTAGATTTATGGAAGATTAAAACAGGTCGCATTGAACCAGAGAATTTAGATCATGTACTACCAGTACAGATTGGTATACTTACAGAGGATTTAAATCTCTCTTGGTTTGAGCGTGAAGAAAATGTATTAATTATTAATCAACAATTACAACTTGAAAAAGATTTAGATGGTGTAAAGATTAAAGGAACAATTGATGGTGAAGTTGTAAGAACCACAATTAAATCACTAAAAGATACTAGTCGTTACATTATTGAAGCTAAACATACTAATGCTTTTAATAATATGAAGAAAGTATCAGAGTATTATCAAGCACAAATGCAATTGTATATGTGGTTAGCAGAAGCAGATAATTGTTATCTCTCTGTTATCTTTGGCAATCTTAAATGGGATTGGACTAAGATACCATACGATGAAAGTTATACTGCAACATTATTAGATATGATCAAAGAGTTCTGGGGATACATTGAAAGAGATGAAGAGCCAGACATAAACAGAGGAGAAGACTATGGATAATACGGAAAAAGAAGCATTGGCTTGGAAAATGGAACTATGGAATAAGGTATGCAAAACTGATCCTAAATATATTAAACAAGTAGGATTTGGTGCGCGTAAGTTTACAGCTATTGACCCACAATATCAGATAAGAAGTATTACTGAGCAGTTTGGAGCAGTAGGTGTGGGTTGGGGTTGGAACTCAACAACAGAATACATTCACTTTAATAATGGTGATGTAGCAGTAGTGTCAGGTGTATCTATTTGGACACACGCAGATGAGAAAAATATTTTCGGGCCATTTAATGGTTGTCGTAAGTTCTTTGATGCAGGGAAAGGCAGACTTGCAGAGGATGCACCAAAGATGGCTATCACTGATGGCCTAACTAAAGCACTATCACACTTAGGATTTAATGCAGATGTATTCTTAGGTGAGATGGATGGAAATAAATATGCACAAGATGAGAAAGGAAAAGGTAATGACGCAGGTTGGTAGACCTCAAGCAGACAATAAGAAAATGGTAGCGATTAATCTATCTCTACCGCAAGCAATGCTTGATGCAGTGCAAGCACAAGCAGACGCTATCGGAGAATCTAAAGGTATGATAATCCGAGCGGCACTAAGACAAATGTTTTCAGTACAACAACAAGGAGTAAACAATGACTGAATATGATAACACAAATAGCGGAGCAGTATTTAAACCAAGGGATGTTATGAAGATGATACTCCAGGGTAAACTAAACTTAGAAGGTAATGACAGAGATCTAATTGTTGTTAGCGATACATCACAAGCTGGTAAAAAATATATGAAACTCTATCAAAAGGTTGGTGCTATGTTTCCTAATGATAAAGAGGGCAATGAAAAAAAACCAGACTTTGCTGGTAAGTTAGAGGATTATGCTACTAATAAAGATATGGTCATTGCCGCCTGGACTAAGGATAAAGGTGGCAATAAATATATGACCCTTAGTATTGAGGAGAAACGTGGAGCCTCATTATCACAAGAGTTAAACGATGAGATACCATTTTAAATTGTCGTGTATTAATTAATCGGATTAATTAGACCACAAGCTGTGGGTTTTTAAGTAGCTACTTAATTACCCACACACTAACGGAGGAAATAATGAAAAAGAAATACCCGAATAAACTAATAGAACAAGCACATCATTTAGCATTTGAAACTAAAGCAAGTAACAAAGCTATTGCTAAAAAATTAAATTTAAAAGCAGATCAATTAGATTATGTTTTGTATACACTTAAACCAAAAGAAAAACCAAAGCCTAAAGAACCTACTATTACTGAAAGTTTCTTAGACCTTTTTATTGCGGATAAATTTAGATGACTACACCGCAACAAATAATTGACAGACTTAAAAGAGTAGCTAGTATAATACAGCTAGATGCTCTTGAAAAGAACAGGGCAGGAGTTAGGAACAGAGGCGATGAGTTGCTAGCTTTACTAATTTTATTAGAAGAAAAATTAATAGAAGAAGAAGAAAGAGTTTATTTTAAAGAAGAGGAAGATAACAATGCAAGCTGATCCAATCTTTATGTCACGCAGAGACAAAGTATTACACGAAGCCAATGAATTAATAAGTAAAGATAGGAACAATCAGTATGGAGATCCCCAAAAAAACATGGAGTTAATAAGAAAAAATTGGGAAGAAGTCTTGCAATGTAAGATAGAATTGTGGCAAGTACCATTTATGTTAGCCGAAATGAAGATGGCTAGAATTAAAAGCGGTGGTTACAAGGAAGATTCGATAGTAGATTGTATTGGATATTTGGCATTAGCAAGTGAACTTAAAGACAAAAACATTTCCAAACTATAAGGAACAGACGTATGTTACAGGGTCTTACGCAAACCTTATTGATGCAATGGTATGTTACAGGAACCAACTCGGAATATCTCAAGAAGAACTTGCAGATAGGATTGGATGCGCTTCATCACTGGTGCATAAATGGGAACAACATAAGCGAGTGCCTTCGGGTTTCTTGTTTACGTGTTGGTTAGACGCTCTTGGCTGTGAGATCACGATCAACTTCAAAGAAACTTAGGCAACAGTCAGCAATATGTGAGGCGTGTGGAATTGATTCTGATTTATTCGTTGCTATACTTGCATCAATAGAACCAACAACACATTACATTATATGTTTAAGTTGTTATGAAAGGGATACATGGCAAACAGAAATAAACTTAAAGGAACTTACCACGAAAACTGGTTCGTCAAATGGCTCCAAGAAATTGGCATCCAAGCCAAGAGAGTACCGCTCAGTGGTGCACTCGGAGGTGAGTACTCAGGAGACATCCACCTCGAAGTTGGAGGAAGAAAACTGGTGGGAGAGGTAAAGTATAGAGACAAGTCTAACTTCCCTAGCCCATTTAAAGTATTGGAAGGCAGAGACATAGCCTTTTATAAGAGGAGAACGGGCAATCCTCAAACCCTAGTCATTATGAGTGGCGATCAATTTAAAAATTTTATGGAGAAAGATAATGAAAGCAACAGTACAGAAGTTTAAAATAACAGAAGAACAAGAGATACTCTATGGTAAGCTTATGAAAGCATCAGCTATTGCCATGGGTCAGCAACCTAAACTACCTCATCTTAATGTATATGAAGCACAAAATAAAAGGTTTGAAGGTAGGAGAAAAGAAGCATATGATATTATAAAAGAGTTTGGTCCATTAACAGTACTTGAGTTGCAAAATTTTATGGGTTTCAAAACTATTGAAGGTGCAAAAAATATTATACATAAATTAACAAGGCAAAATAGAATTAGAAGATTACCTAATCTAAATAAAAATAGATATGTTTTATATAAAGTAAAGTGATGACAGAATTAACAATCGTAAAGTTTCTCAAGCGTATGGATAAAGCTAACATCCCTAAGAATGGTTTCCCATATGATAGAGTAATAACAAGTGACAAGTTCTTAGTGCAATTAGCGCAAGAAGTTAGTGATCTATGCACCGCAGTTATTATATTAAATGATGAGCTAGAAAGAATAAGAAAAAATTCTATTGATGTTTAACGTTGATACACTGGCAATCAATATAAAATAATTTACCATTCCTATCATCTATAGCATTAGCCATAGCATAAACTGCTCTCTTAATATTTTGCTCACATCTTTCTTGTGTTGTTTCTGCAATAGGTGGAACCCAACCTTTACACATATCACCATTAGAAAATGTAGCACAGTATATCATTGCCATAATCCACATTATAAACAAACCTTTACACGACTAACTTCACCCTCTTCTTTATGATATGTAATGCCTTGCATCTGTGATCTACTGCTGTAAGCATGACTAGAAGCATAGGAATCTTTACCTGTTACTGCACGTAGCTGTTCAACAAGTACACCACCTATCTCACGCATCATTGTATGGTGTAGGTGTCCAGTAAAATAAAATCTATGCTTAGTTCTACCCCATATTTCAGGCCAGGCATCAGCCATATGCAACACAAGTCTATCTGCTTTAGCCTTATCTCCATGGTGCGCGGCAATCATAACACTTCCAAACTCATGCACAAAGAAATCAGCAGACGTTTGTTCGACGGTCACTCTAGTATTATTCTTGTAACGCTCCGCGATTGCAAACATCACAGCCAAATAAGAAGTCTCGTTGTGATTACCACGCAATACTCTGCATATTACTTGCTCATGTTTCTGCAACGCACAATCAATCGCCGCAGCTAACGCAGTTATTGCACACCTTAGAGAATAAAAAAATCTTTCAGAGACATCGAGTGGGTGTTTACTTCTAGGAGTTTGTGCATTGTTATCATCAGCATGGGTAAGATCACCAACATCTAAGACTAATGCAACCTTAGATTGTGGTGAACTAGCAACACACTTAGCCATCCCAGTTTTAATTCTATCTACTGCAATGTCAGAATTATATTCCTCACCAGTCTCGCTAGCGTGCGCTCTCATGCCTATGTGTGCGTCAGCGATAGGGTAAAGGGTAAGCAAGTTATCTTCCACCACCTCAGGAGGCTTTACAATCTCACACAGAACGATTCCATTTATTACATCTCGTATTGATTCCGCTATATCGTTTGTATTTAAGCTATCTGTTTCGTTTCTAAAATATAAACTAACATCATCAGTCTTAATCCAGCCAGAATGTACAGCATTAATGTTTGCCATACCTGTTTCATTCATAGCGTACTTTATACCGTCATCAACTTCTTCATATTTCTTTGCTGAATTTATTCTATGCCTTAGAGCAGAGCGACTAATCCCTAGAGCCTTAGCCGCTTTGACTTGACTTCCGTATTTAACAACAGCATCGAGTGCTTCTTGTTGCTTTGGTGTCACTTACGTTCCTTACATATACACTTGTATATACAAGCGCATGATTCTTTGCATATACATTTATCTTTACATTTACAAGTCATGTCAATTTCCTACTAATGGGTTGTCTAATGCTTC